TATGGCGAAGCTCCTACGCCCTTTGAACACAACCCCAGAAAATCCAGCCATGCGACACACGGAACGCGACGTGTGGCCCGAGTGGTGCAGCTCCATGGCGCAAGCCGCCGCCGTGATGGGTATTCCCAAGGCACGGCTCAAGGCCGTGAAGGAGCGCGGTGGCGACGGGTTCGAGAATAGCCGCGTGAACCCTCGGCGCGTTGCCGCATGGATGGACGCGCAGGCGACGGAAATATGGGAGGCGCCTGAAGAGGTGGCGGACGACGCGCCAAAACCCAAGCGCGACCTCAAGGGGGAAATCGACGACCTAGACGAGATGCTGCGTCAGGTTGACCGGCTGGCCATGGACGCCTTCCGCACTGGTGGCGTGCAAATCGGCCTTGAGCTGGCATCGCAACGCGGAAGCCTCGCCAAGCAGCGTAATGACGCCATGGTGCAATTGCGTCGTCAGGGGCGCACGGAGGACGACAGCATCCCGCGGAGTGAGTTTGAACGCCTTTGCCGTGGCCTAGCCATCAACGCCGCTCACGGGTTGCAACGCATCACGGACGACGTGACGCGGAAGTTGAAAGGCGTTTCCGATCCTGTGGAAATCCACGCCATCCTGACAGACGCCATGGTTGCTGGTCCCTACCTGTCAGCATTCGAGCAAACGGCGGCAAGCGAAGTGGAGCACGGGCTACCAGATTGGGCGGTGCGCGCTCTCAGGTCTTCGATGGAAGGCATGGTCGAATGAAACGCTGGGCCGGCACGCTGACGCACGCGGAGCGGTTCATTGCCCTCGATGGCCGACCATTCCGCCGAGAGGATTGGCCGATGATGATCGAGCCAGCCGAGGCTCTGGACAGCGGCATGGGCAAGACAACGATCCTCATGATGCCGCCGCAACGTGGCAAGACGCTCCTCGCCCAGCTTCGGGTTTTGCGCAATCTCGCCATCGAGCCGAGGCGTCAACTCTGGTACAGCAAGACAGCGACGGATGCGCGTTCGGTGTCAGACACCAAGTTGAAGCCGCTGCTTGAATCCACGCCATCGGTTCAGTGGACGCGTTACACAGACCCCGACAAGCGCGGGCGAAACATGATGTTCCGCTTCCACAACGCGCCTCTTGAGATGCTCTCCGCTGACGTTGTCGCGCACCGCAATTCCAGGTCCGCCCGCGAGATCGTGATGGACGAAGCTTGGCAGTACCAACCTCGCGCCATCGCTGAAATCATGATGCGCGCCGACAGCTTCGACTTCCTGCGTCAGGCCGTGATTCCAACGACGGCGCCAGACAAAGGCCATGACCTGGACGTGCTGTGGGAAACGTCCACGCGTCATGACTGGCAGATGGTCTGCCCACATTGCTCCTCGGTCTTCGTGCCGGATTGGTCGGACAGGATCCTTGAGTGGGACCGCATCACGGACGAGTCTGGACGCTATCAGGTGGAGCCGAGCGCGCAGACTTGCCGGATGATTCCTCCATGCTGCCAGACGCCGATTCACTGGAGCCTAGAGATCCAGCGGAAGATGAACGACCGCACAAGAGGCGCGGGCTACATACAACGCAACCCGACGCCCAACCCTTCCGTTGTTGGGTATCGATTCAACAGCTTGGCAACCGACGACTGGCGGCAAGTGTGCGCTCTCTGGCTTCAAGCGCAGAACGCGCTGCGCAACGGAGATTCCGAGTTGCTGCGCGAGTTCATAATCAAGCGCGCCATGCAGCCTTACGACTCGTCACGTCAGGCCCGTGTGATGGACAAGCCGATTGAAGTTGGCCCGTACATCCTGGGCGCACCGTGGGCCGATGAGGCAATCGACGCCAACGGCAACCCGTGGCGATTCGCAACCATCGACGTTCAGCGCAATCACTTCTGGGGAATCGTTCGCCAATGGTCAGCGGATGGACGCTCTCGACTGGTTGCGCGGGCGAAGCTTCTGACGCGTCAGGAGGTCCAGCAGTTCTGCGCAGACAACGGAGTGCTTCACGGCCAATGGATGGAGGAGCGGCTTCCGTTTGGTGAGTTGGTCCTAACGGCAGACTCTCGCGTGTTCCTTGACTCAAAATACCACACAAGCGAAGTCCTCGAAATCTGCGCTCAATACGGGTTCCACTGCGTGAACTCCTACAAGCGTAACGCCTTCAAGCATAACGACGGAACGTGGCACATGCACGACGAGGGTCGGCTTCTGGACCCGTTTTCCGGGAAGAAATACGACGGCATTCCGAAGCGCGTGCGTCAGTGGTTCTTCGTTGCGGATGCCGCCAAGGACCGGATGGAAATCCTCCGCTCCACTACGGGACCGGACGACTTGCCAATGTGGACGGCCTCCGAAGATTGCGGCGACGAGTACAAGGCGCAGATGGCAGCGGAAGCAAAGGTGAAGGTTTTCGGCGCGGACAACGTGAGCTTCGAGTGGCGATGGAAGCGGATCCAATCGGACAACCACTACTTCGACTGTGAGACGATGCAGATCCTTGCGGCGACCATGGCAGGCTTTTTGAACGCCGAGGCCGTCAACAAATAACTTGCATCCAGCACGCTCCGGTTATGGTTGGCGCTAACTGATGGCGCAAACCGTTCAACACGGACCTTACTTTGGCTTTACAGCTGCCGAGCTTGAAACAGAGCTTGAGCGGTACAAAGCCGCCGTAAAGAAGGCCACACATGGTCCTGGCGGTATCCAGTCCGCGTCTATCAACGGACGCTCTTTCTCCTACGGCAACGGTCGCGGTTGGTCTTTGGAGGAGTGGCAGGCGGAGATCCAAGACGCCCAAGCGCAGGTAGATAGCTGCGTCACAGCAACCGCAACCTCAACCGTTTACGCTGCGCGATGAGCCGCCGTGCCGCAAAACGTAATCGGGTTGTGATGGCGTCCGCCGCGGATCTCATGCCGCCCGCCGGCGGATCCTTTGGCGCTTCGACTGGGCTGTATCCAGACCCGCAGGAGAGCGGGCAACGCGGCTGGCGTCCAACGCTCAACAAGGACGCGACGGAGTTTCTCAAACAGCATCGTCACTCGGCGATGATCTCCGACGGCCGCTATATCTACAGCGGATCTGGGATGGTTTCTGGCGCTGTCAGGAAGCTCGCCAACTACGTCGTTGGCGCCGCATGGGCACCGCTTTACATCGGCGCAGACGACCGATTCCGCGCGTCCACAAAGCCGCTTCTGGCGCGCTGGGCCAACCTCTGCGACGTGCGAGGCGGCGTGTACGACTGGCGCATGGGGCTGCGTCTCGCATCGCTTTGCATGGATCGGGACGGCGACGTGTTTGCCATCAAACGCATCACGCCCGAAGGATCCCCTCGCATTCAGTGGCTAGAGGCGCACCGGGTGGGCAGTCCAACACTTGGTTACTCTGGCGTCCAAACGGTTCCAAAGACTCCCGAGACCGCAGGCTATGAAGGCCGCTTCGTGTCCGCTGGCGTCATCATGGACGATGACATGAAGCCGGTTGGGTACAACATTCTCCCGCCGTCTGCGGACCGTTACACGAATCACAAGTGGAACATTTTCCCCGCTTCGGATGTCGTTCATTTCTTCGATCCTGAATGGCATTCACAGGCCCGCGGCATCCCGTCCGTGATTCGCGCCGTGCTGGACTGGTACGACCTAGGCGAGACCCGCGAGGCTGAAAAGATCGGGATCAAGGCTCGCTCCTCCATCGCTTACATCGAAAAGAACGACAGCGGACGCGCTCCCGCTTCCGCCCTTGGTGGAGGCAGCCGGAACACGAGCGCGGAGCCGCAAACGCAGACCATTGCCCGCGGCTTGATTCGGTACATCAAGGCGTCTGGCGAGATTACCAGTCTCGACAACAACAAACCGGGCGAGGCGTGGCAAAACTTCATGGAGTACATCACCCGCGGAGCATTCGCTGGGATGGATCTCCCGTATGAGTTCGCATGGGACGCGTCCAAGCTAAACGGCACAAGCGTGCGCTCTATGGTTGGCCAAGTTCAACGCGCCGTGGATAACCGCATCGCAGTCATGCACAAGCCGGCCATGACGCTCCTGCAATGGGCGGTAGCGGTCTACATGAGCCGCGGTTACATCCCGTTCGCAGACGATTGGTGGAACTGGGATTTCAGCACGCCGCCCAAGTTCTCCGTGGACATCGGGCGCGATAGCCAGAACCGCCGCGAGGACTTCAACGTCGGAATCCGCACGCTTTCCGACATCGTTGGCGAAGACGGGGGAGACGTTGAAAGCCATTGCCGCGCAAGGGCTAGCGATTACCTGACGGCGCAACGCGTGGCCGATGAAACGGGCGTCCCGCTGACGGCAATCATCAATCCAGGAGGCGCTCCGGTGGATCCAGCGCAGGCCGTAGCCGAAGCCATCCAGCAAACACAGGAGGAGCAACCTTGAACCAATTCTACAACATCCGCGCAGCCGCCACAGAAGGCGCTCCAAACGAGGTTTTCATATACGATGAAATCGGGTTCTGGGGCACGACGGCGCAGACGTTCCACAACGCGATTCAGGCGTTGAGCGGCAAGATCGTGGTTCGCATCAATAGCCCCGGCGGCAACGTATTCGACGCCATCGCGATTCACTCGATGCTGTCGCGTTTGCCGGACGTGGAGACCGTGACCGATGGGCTCGCTGCCTCTGCCGCCTCCGTGATCTTTGCCGCCGGCAAGGCGCGAAAGATGGCCAAGGCTGCGTTTGTGATGATTCACAACCCTTGGTCCTACACCCAAGGAAGCGCGGACGACATGCGCAAGGAGGCTGACATCCTCGAAGGCATCACCAGCGCGCTTGTGAAACTCTACAAGGGCTCTTCTTCCAAGTCTGAGGAGGAGCTGCGCGAGATGATGGACGTGGAGACCTGGATGGATGGCGACGCCGCGCTTGCCGCCGGGTTTGCTACCGAGGTCTTCGACGCTCCCGTTGCCAAGGCTTCCATTTCAGAGGGTCGCTACAAGCGGACCCCAACAGCTTTCGCGGCTATTCAGGCCGGCGATAAACAAAGGACCAACTTGAAAAAGGAACTACTCGCCCTTCTGGGCGTTAGTGAGACGGGGCGCGAGAAGTTCCTCGCCTCCGCGGTCGCCTCGCTTGGGGTGACTGATGCGGCAATCGAAGCCGCCGAGAAGGAGAACAAGGCCGACTTCATTTCCGCGCACATTGAAGCGCGAGTGAAGCAGGCCGACGACGCCCGCAACGCCGCAGAAGCGCAAGCCAAGGACGCCAGCGACAAGCTCGCCGCTTTGGTTGCCGCTGCTGGTATCGACGCCAAGGCGACCGATTACAAGGCCGCCATTGCCGCCGCCATTAAAACCGCAGCTTCCAAGGAGGCTGCCGAAATCCTCGCTTCGCAGGGTCAGACCAAACCGGTCGACAATGCGCGAGCTGAGGCGACCAACAACCACTCTCCCGCTGCGGTCGGATTGGACCGCGTGGAGGCCGCGCTTCGCGCTCGTCGCGAGGCTGGCAACAGCAACAACTAACAAAGGACAAGCATGCCACTGCATACAATGCTTGAGGCCGCGGCACTCCAGAAAAACGACGTTGCCGTCGGGCTCATTGAGGAAAATCTCCGGTACGCTCCGGAGCTGATGATCTTCCCGTCTCGGGTGATCTCCGGGACTAACTATGAAGCCGTGATTGCTTCAGGTGATCCTACCGTCGGATTCACCGCCGCCAACGACGGTCCCGCGCTGACCAAGACCACGCTCCGCAAGGAGATGGTCACGTGCGGCATCTTCCGCGGAGCGGTTGAAATCGACCTCGCCGTTGAACGCGCCTCGCAAGGCTCCGGGCTCCCCAGCCTCGAGTCCATCGAGTCCAGTCGCATTGCCCAAGCCGCGATGCGCTACATCGGCCGCCAAATTTTCTACGGCACCTCCTACGATTCTAAGGGCTTTGTTGGTCTGAAGGCGTTCACGCCTAAGACCGCGGCCGCCGGAACGTCTGAGATTGTCGTGGACGCGACCGGAACCGGAAGCGCAGCAACGTCCATCTATGCCGTGAAGTTCGGCATCCAGGACATCCACCTCGTGTTTGGCGCAAACCAGACCCTGGAGCTGTCCGAGTTCCGCGACCAGCAACTCACCAACTCCACGACCGGCGGCAAGTTTGCCGGACGCGTTGCCGAGCTGACTGCCTATATCGGCATGCAGCGGATCAACATCAACAGCGTGGGCCGAATCCTGAACGTCACCACCGACAGCGGTAAGATGGCCAGCGATTCCCTGCTTTCGCAGTTGCTTGAGAAGTTCCCGGTTGGGTTCACGCCTGACGCGTTCTTCATGAGCCGCCGGTCGCACGGGCAGCTTTCGCGCTCCCGCCCGGTGACGATCTTCTCGCAACCCGGGGTTGCCCCCGGTTCGAGCAATCGCACCCCGCCGATCATCGCGACCAGCGTTCCGGATTTCAACGGCATCCCCGTTGTCGTGACGGATTCCATCCTGAACACCGACACCGCAGAATAAGGAGACACCGACCATGATCCATTCCGTTGAAGACTTCCTTCTGTCCGTCACGCGGTCTCTTCCCGCGCAGAACACCAACAACAATTCCAGT